TCGTGACCGTCCTCCCTATGCTGCGTCGACCTTCAACGGATTGTTCCGTCTCATCAAGAGTAGGAATTGGAATACCTGCGCGATTACCCTGAATTCGTTCAGTGCCTTGGGACACTGTTGTCGTTTGACGAATTCACTGATCGCATCGCTGCCGCCGGTAATCCACATTCGCCGTCGTTCGTGCATACGGCGACTGCTCTTGCGGAACAAGGATGTAAGGTACGGGTCATTACCGTCCCACCAGGACCTGTGTTCACTGCTGGGGATCGAGTTCGTCGTCGGGTTTTCCCCCTCTTGAGGAAGAGGGACCGCCGCCTGGAATCCTTCGAGATTGCAGTCGCGGGGGGCCGACTTGACGAGCTCGTCCTTGGGCCAGGTGAGGGTTGGCTTAGTGCCGACTTGACAAAGGCGACAGACGGTTTCTCTCATGATGCGATCAAGGCCGTAGTACGCGGTCTTGGTCAAGCAGGATTCGCACCCTACTTGTTGGAACTTGCCGAGGAATCGCTCGGTGTCGGCAAGGCGACGCATTATGTGAGATACCGGATGTCCGACCTCACCGAACATGGACGTAAGCTGGTGGAGCAAAATCGCTGGGTCGATATCAGGGATCGTGCTTATGCACTGGTGCCGATGCAACGTGGCTGCCTGATGGGTACCCCCTTCAGTTTCACCGTGTTGTCCCTGATTAATGGGTGGGCTTGTGAGGTGCTTGGCCCGAAGACACACATCACGGGAGATGATGTGGTTTCGGCCTGCAAGCCACCAGCGATTGGACACTACCGACGTCGTGTGGAGTCGGTAGGGTCTGGACTGCATGATAGGAAAACGTTCTTCGGGACAAAGGGCTTCACCTTCTGCGAGAGCTTCGCGCTCGCAGCGGGGGGGGTTGGGTGCTCGCCACTCTTCTTCAACCCTTATCCTATTAAGCAGTACATGCGTGACGGTAATGGGGTCATGGACAAGGGTAACTACTTCGCTCCACAGTGGAAAGCAATGCGGAGAGTAGCCCGAGTCTTGACCAAGAGTGCACGCGCAAAGGCGAGACGACTTTTGAGACCTCCAGAGCTTCCCGTGGCTCTGGGCGGCCTTGGCCATCCCGGCAAGGGGATGCGCTCGATACCAAAAGTTGTTCGTGCACAGTTGTATGGCCTCATTTATGATGGCCATGACCCTGCGAAGTATTGTACAAGGATAGATATTTTCTTCGCGCCTGCCGACCCGCGGCAGTTCGCAAACGTACGGGACGAGGTGCTGGCACGGGCTCGCGTAGGCCGTAAGGCCTATGTGACTGAGGAGGCACCTCGTGGTACGCAGTACGTTTCCAACCGG